TATGTTAAGAGACAAGTCTAAGAAAGACTATCAATACTTCTTGACAGTAATGACTGGCACATTTGGTGACGTTGCTTATGATGAACTCACGAGCAAGCAAGCTAAACATGCATATGAAGAATGGGTTGTGCGAGGCATTAGCTTCGCCAATCACATCTGTACTGTGTCATCTCTGGTATATCGCTATGCTATTGACATGGAGTACGCCACCTTCAATCCTTTCGCAAGTGTCAGACGAAAGACACCACCACAACGTAAGGTAGTATGGTCTGAAGATGATGTTCGTAACTTCCTTGACAAGGCATACTCAGAGTTTGAGTACCGCAGTTTAGGATTAATAGTACACATGGCCTACGAATGGTGTCAGAGGTTAGGAGACATGAGGCTATTGACTTGGGATAACCTAGATTTAGTAGACAAGAAGTTACATCTTGAGCAGTCTAAACGTAGGGCAACGGTCACACTACCTATTGATGACGACTTATTGTCCATGCTAACACAACAAAAGGATGACTTTGGCTTTCAACAGTATGTTGCTCCTCGAACCAGCCCTGTACACGGCGAGTATGAGCCTTACAGTATAGATAGACTAGGCAAAGCGGCTCGTGTAGTGATGAGGCTTGCAGGACTGTCTGATGAACTACGTCTTATGGATTTGCGTAGGACTGGTACAACACAGATGGTAGAGGCAGGTGTTCCTATGGGACAAATCATGTCGGTTACGGGACACAGTAACCCGCAGTCAGTAAAACCATACATGAAAAATACATATGCTTCTGCAAATAGTGCATTGACAGCACGTAAATCACATGGTAAAAGCACTTAACTGCCGCAACGAAAGTGAGTATTATATGAATGATATATATAACATAGTAAGTGATATAGATATACCTGCTGGACATACCAAGAGAATGAATTGTCCTGTATGTAAAGGCGTTAAGACATTCACAGTTACAAATAATATGGGTAGTCTTGTATGGAATTGTTACAAGGCTTCTTGTGGTACGAAGGGCGGCACTCGTGTTCACATGACGGTTGCTGACATCAAGCGTGGCTTTGGTGACGCGGAGAAGTTTGCCGAAGAAAAGTTTACTCTTCCTGAGTATGTTGTACCATACACTTCTGATGTAGCAGAGTGGACGTGGGAACTCTATGGCCTTGATGCCACTAAGTTAGACATGATGTATGATGTCAAAGAGCATCGCGCTGTCTTCCCTGTAGTACACAGCGGTATCATGGTGGACGCTACAGGACGTTCACTTGGTAATCGACTACCTAAATGGAAGCGATATGGAAAAAGCAGCTTGCCTTACGTATATGGTTATGGTAAGGTGGCTGTAGTTGTTGAGGACTGTGTGAGTGCCGCAGTTGTAGGAAGTGACGTATGGTGTGGGGTAGCCGTGTTGGGTACGTCACTATCCGAATCACACAAGAAGTATCTTGCACAGTTCTCAACTGCTATCATTGCATTAGACCCCGATGCACTACCCAAGACCCTAGCAATGGCGAAGGAACTTAGGGGATATGTAGATAATGTTCGTGTCCTGCGCCTGACTGATGACCTCAAGTATCGTAACCCAATAGACTTTGATAACCTAACCAACATAGGAGTGTAACATATGGAATTAGCCCTAGTACGAAGCCTTATGGACAAGACGTTCTACGATGACCATCGTGGTTCTAAGTGTCCTGACCGCCTGTTCAGTAAGGATTTACGTAAGATTAAACAGGAAATTGATACAGCTATAAATAGATATGAACGGACTGTACTACCCGATGAGGTGGAAGCACTGTTCATGTCAAACAATCCGACACTAACTACAGCACAGAAGCAAGCCTTCTCTGCATTGTTTGCACAGATTAAAAAGGAACAGCCTATGGGTAGCGACATTGCCCAAGAGGTACTATCTAAACTGTTTCAGCAAGTAGTAGGAGAGGACGTTGCTAACATTGGCTTTGATATGGTCAATGGTGATGCAAGTACACTTGAGAGCTTGCGTGGTCTACTTGAGCGATACGGTGATGACTTTATTCCTAATCTTAACATTGAGTGGGATGACATTTCTATTGAAACACTTATGGCAAAGGCTGAGTTGGAAGCTAAGTGGTCGTTCAATATCCCATCTGTCACACGTAAGGTAGAGGGTATCAGCGGCGGTCAGTTGATTGAGGTAGGTGCCAGACCTAACACAGGTAAGACATCCTTCCATGCTTCACTGATTGCCTCGCCGGGTGGGTTTGCACATCAAGGTGCCAAGTGTGTCATCTTATGTAATGAGGAACCCACCCACCGCGTTGGTGCTAGATACCTAACCGCCGCCGCTGGTATGACAGCACGTGAGGTAAGGGACAACATGAGTAAAGCAAAGGCACTGTACCAACCTGTGATGGACAACATCAAGATTAAAGATGCAGGTGGTCGTGACATGGCTTGGGTAGAGTCTGTATGTAAAGCGTATAAGCCCGATGTATTGGTGCTTGATATGGGTGATAAGTTTGGTGTAGCTGGTAGCTATGCTAGAGAAGACCAAGCACTAGCCGCTTGTGCTATTTATGCTAGACAAATTGCCAAGACATATGACTGTGCTGTGTTCTATATGTCTCAGCTATCCGCAGAGGCAGAGGGACGGTCACAACTTAACCAGTCCATGATGCAGGGTAGCCGTACAGGTAAGGCGGCAGAGGCTGACCTTATGATACTGATAGGTAAGTCCCCCTCTGTAGAAGGACAAGAAGAAGATAGCCCGTTACGTCATATCAACATCGTTAAGAACAAGCTGAATGGCTGGCACGGTATGATAAACTGTAACCTAGACTATCAGACAGCGAGGTACGAAGGATGAAGCTAACATTAGATGTAGAGAATACTACCACCAAGCGTGATGGTAAGTTGCACCTTGACCCCTTTGAGCCAGACAATTCACTTACTATGATAGGTATGCTCAATGACCAAGGCGTAGAACGCTTAGTAACATTTGACCACAGTGAGGTTGAGGCAGATGACTTCGGACACACTGTTGTACAGGAGTGGCTAGACAAAACTACCGTACTCATTATGCATAACGCCGCATATGATTTACTCTGGCTATGGGAATCAGGCTTCAAGTATGATGGCCCTGTGTTCGATACAATGCTTGGTGAGTATGTATTACAACGTGGTATCAAGGAGCCGCTATCTCTTGAGGCTTGTGCTGAACGGTATGAGTTAGACACTAAGAAGCAGGACACACTCAAGGAGTACTTCAAGCGAGGATATACTACACGTGAAATACCCCATGCTGAGTTGTCTGAGTATCTCAGTGCTGACATACATGCTACACAACAACTGTCTGACAAGCTAGTATACCGTCTTAACACCCTAGCTGATGCCGCATTGATGCCAACCGTAACACTCACTAATGAGGTAGTGGTATGTCTAGCACGTATCTATCAGCGCGGCTTCAAGGTAGACTTAGAAGCATTATCGGCTGTACGGCTAGAGTTTGAACAGGAGAAAAGAGATTTAGTACATGACTTACAGAAGCATGTACGTAAGTTGATGGGTGATACCCCTATTAATCTCAATAGCCCAGAGCAATTGTCTTGGGTTATATATAGCCGTAAGGTGTCAGATAAGCAATATTGGGGCAATGCTATTGACCCCTATATGGTAGATGCAGACTTTCGTAGCTTGATTGCTGGCGGAACTGAACGACTGCACAAAACAGTAGCAAATCAATGCCGTGAATGTAACGGTACAGGACAGATAAGAAAGGTAAAGAAAGATGGAACACCATTTGTCAAACCCACAAGCTGTAAAAACTGTAGTGGGCGTGGTTATCTTCTTGTACCTACTATGGATGTGGCGGGACTGAAATTCAAACCGCCCACGTCTAAGTGGGCAAGTGCCAATGGTTTCTCTACCAGCAAGCAGAACCTAGAACTACTAGAGGCGGCGGCGACAGCTAAAGGTATGGACGATGCTGTTGACTTCTTACGTAAGGTACGTAGGCTATCTGCCGTTGATACATACCTATCGTCATTCGTTGATGGTATACAGACATACACTAAGTCAGATGGCAAGTTGCACGTCAGTCTACTACAACACCGTACCTCAACAGGTCGGTTTTCTGGTGCAAACCCTAACATGCAGAACATGCCACGCGGTGGTACATTTCCTGTGAAGAAGGTGTTTGTATCTCGTTTCAATGGTGGCAAGATACTTGAGGCTGATATGGCACAGCTTGAGTTTCGTACAGCCGCCTTCCTTTCACAAGATGGAGTAGCAATTGAAGAAGTATCTACTGGATTTGATGTACACTCATACACCGCTAAAGTTATTAG